GTGTCGGTTCGCATGCCCGTCTCTTGACGAATCGTCGTCTTTTTCGTCTTGAGAAAGTCGGGTCGCCCCTCGGGCCCCACGATCCGGCCGCCCTGACCGCCGGCCCCAAATGCACCCGGTGCCCGGTCCCACGTCTTGGAAGCCTTGGCGTCCTTGGTTATGGAGCCGATCATAGGAAGACCGCTCTTGACGACGGGATTCGGCGGGCCGTCACGACCCTCGATCGTCGTGAGCTTCTCCTCGTTGATGTTGGTCGGGAGGGCCCGGAAAAAGTCGTGAAAACCGCCACCGGCCGGCACGTTCGGCCCGAGACCGAGGCCAGGACCGACCGTCTTGGGCTGCTCGAGCGGCGACAAGTTGTTCATCTTGTTCGTGACGTACTGACGATTCACCATGTCGTAGACGGGCTGACCGAACGGCGAACGCGTGTTCGTCATGCCGGTCGTCTGCAGGTTCAGAACAGCCTCCTTGGGCTGCAGACGCCAGTCACCGACCCGCCGACCGAGTTGGGGGTTCATGATTCGCAGGTCGTACGCGTCCGCCTTGTGATCGTGCGAGTTCGCCATAAGGTCGACGTCGAGCCGGGTGATGGGTTTCGTGGTTGTCGATGAACGAGTCTCCTGCTGGGCGGATGAAGATCCTCCCTCGCTCAGACGCTTACCGGCAAACACAAGACCGACGACGGCCGCCAATGCAAGGGGGTCCATCGTATTATTAATAAGTACTTAGATTTTACTTTGAGAAGTATCGCTGGACGAACCGGGTGTTTTGGTTCTCGGCGTAAGTGCTGACGGGATCCCACCCGAGAACACGCAGGGGGAGCTTCACGTAGGTATTGGGGAAATCATATGCTTGCTCGGACCAGCCCTTCTTCCAGGCGGTCGTGGGCTGCTCGCGAAGCTGGCTCTCAATCTGAACCTGATCTTCGAGAACAACCTGGGCCGGACCGATCCAGACGCCCGGCTGAAGGACATTCGGGCTGTTGTTGAGGACAGGCATTATTATTAATAGAAATGTATATTATTTTAGCGCCCGTTGCCACCGCGCAGCTGCGTCGTCTCCGGGAACGTCGAGTAGAAACGATCTGGGTCGCACGCCGCGCCGCCCTGGTCGTGGCATTTAGGCGCGAATGGCTTTCCGTAAGAAGCCTGAGCGAACCCAGTCTGGTCGTTCGGAATGGTCGTCGAGGGCATGGTGTAAAAGTTGCGCTCGGCGTCGCGCTGGCGCTCAAAGGGGTGAATACGGCTCCAGACGTCCTGGACCTGAGAGCGCATGCTGGGGTACCACGCGGCCGCCGCGCGATCCGGCTTGTCGACGTAGTCCGTCATCAGCACGTTCCCCATGGGGTTCTCCATTGAGGGCATCGTCACATTGGAGCGCAGGGGACCGGACATGCGCGCGTCGCCTTGAGCCGGACGAATCTTCCCGTCCTTTATCATGTTCGCCGTGTACATGTAATACGCAATCGCGAGCACAAAGATACCCAGAGCGAACACACGCGGGTCGCGGTTAATGAGGTACACGACGCACGTGCTGTAAATTACGAATCGCATAGTCGCAGCGACGCGCTCCCGCGCCGACTGCTTCGCGGTAGGCCAAAACTCGAGGAGCTTGTTCGTTTGGAAAACCTCGGCGACTAGATTCATTATACTACCTTAGCGAGATGTTTTTTTCTTGCTCGAACGATTCTTCTTCGGCTCCTGAGGGCGTGAGATGCCACCCATGAGAGCCGCGAGCGGGTTGCCACCGCCACCCCCACCGAGCATCTGAGCCAGCATACCGTTCAGGGCGTTCTCGTCTATGGCACCACCGCCTTGCTGCATGTTCTTGGCGCAATTCTCGGCGGCCGACTCAATCATAGCCAGAGTCTCGGGAGGGAACATGCTCATCGTCGTGCCGATCATGTACAGCGACTGGAGGTATTGCCAGGTCGCCGCCTTGGTGTTGGGCGTGCAAGCATCAGTCTTCCAGATGACGTGCATATTCAGACCCTTTACGAATGCATTCTCCTCGACCCAAAAGGAGTCGCTCTTCTGCATCATCTGAGTGGACCAGTTTCGCATATTCTTCATAAACTCGTCGAAAGTTGCGCGATCGCGGGGGGCGGTCAGGGCCGCCTGAATCGCCGGTTCCTCGGGAAACACGTTGGCGAGCTCACCGAGGAACTGACCCATCATCTCATGAAAAGCCAGAATAGTAGTCATTTCTAGTTTGATACGCGTAATTCCTTAACTAGCTTAAAAAGGAGCTTTGACTGAAGGATCCTGGCTGTAGCCCTGCCCCTGACTCACGATGAAGTACACGAGGAGCCCCACGAGGAAGGCGGGCTTGACCATGTCGGAATTTTTCAATTTTCCACCGTTATTCATCTTGGCTTTTCCATAGACGTAGGCCATGGTTACGGCCGCGGCGATGACGGCGGCACTAAAGGGCTCTCGCAGGTACTGCTCCATCTTTACTATTATTACCGAGTAGTTTTTTTACTTCTCGCGCGCATCATCGAACAAATTTTGCTCTGGAATTCGAGGCGGCGCAAGGGACGGCGTCACTGCGACCGTCTTTGTCCCCCCTGGGGTTTCGCTAATGTCCATACCACCGTTCCCAGGGTCCGGCTCGTTCGTGGGGAGCGGCTCGCCCATGGGTTCGGGCTCGCCGAGATCCGGCTCTGGCTCTGGCTCTGGCTCCGGCTCCGGCTCCTCTTCTTCCTCGTCAAAGTTCAGGTCACCGTCAGTAGAGGGGAGGTACGCCTCCAGAATCTCAGCCGTCGGAATCAGACTCTCTATGACTTTACGAATTTTGATGCAAAATCGCTCATTGAGTTGGTCGGACCGAGACTCTTCGTTTATAGAGGCGTTGATGATGACGTCCGGGCGCTTGTAAATGTCCTCGGCGCACGCCTCGTAGCACCGCTGGACGAACACGTCGTTCGCCGGGAGCTTGATGCAAATCTTCTTGGCCTTTTTGTCGGTCCGGATGGAACTCAGAATCTTGACGTGCGTCACAAAGACCGCCGCCAGGAGTTTGGGGAACAGCGGCTCCGCCCTGGTGATGGCTTCGGCGTGCTTGAGAGAAATTGACGAATTCCACGTTTTTATTTCGCGGAGGAGTTCGTCAAAAACCTTTGGGGTGCCCTTGCCCTGGGAAACCTTCTTGGCCTCGAGCCAAATCTCCCAGAAGGTCTCGATCATATGGGGGATCATCGCATCGCACAGCTTGTTTGTAAAACGGCGCTCTGATTCGTTGAGGATATCCATTGCTCTAGTAAGATCGAACATCTTATTTAGGGACCGTCGACGCGTCAGTGTTTAAGCCGTAACTTCTGAGCCGTCTTTTGTAAATTGACAAGACCGGGTAAAATATCTATCGTGTGTTCTTCTTCTTGTGTCTCAATTTCGGTTCTCAATTTCTTCCATTGGACTCGCATCGATACCGGTCCGACGAATTCCACCATGTATCCGAGTTTCTGGACTTGACGAGCCATGTACCGGACGGCCACGGCCAGGTCGTACCTTGGGAACCCCAGGATGAAAGGGGGTACGGTCAGGATCGCCTCCTTGTGCCCGAGCTCATGGGACGTTTTAATTTTGCGACAAAATTGAGTCAGTAGTGCTTGATACGTCTGTTTCTTGACGTCCTGTCGAACCTTGTCTCGGGCCAAAAGTTCCTTGGCCGAGAAGGGCTCCATCTATTATTGGTCGGAAATTTAGGAACGAGTCTGGGCGAGGAACTGGGGGACCGGAACTGGCTTGGAGGCGGCCTCCTTCAGCTGAGCATCCAGGCTGCCCTGGATGCTCTTCCAATCCGTGTACTTGTCCGGGACGAACCCGTAATTGGGGTCGGCCTGTGCCGTCTCGGACTTGCGAAGAATATCGACCGTGCCGTCCTCGCCGATCCGCGCCTGGATATCGTACTGGACCCCGGAAAAGTTCCGGGTATTCAGGAACATGAATCGTGAATCAAAAATGTTGTCCTTCTGGGGAGTCACAAAGAGGGTCTCGATGGGTTGGAGATCCGGGTGGGTCTCTTGGAACTTTTCGAGGATGGTCCCGATCACCTCAGGTGGGATGGGCGCTGACGTGTCGGTCGGAATTCCGGTCGGAGACGCAGTGTAGGCCGAGGACGTCTGCTGTCGGCCGTTCCAGAGGAGAAACCCGAGGATAACCAGGAGTATAACAATCGCTACGTCCTTCATATTACTTTTGACTGCGAAAAAATTCCGTTCCAAAAAAAGTCTCTCTATTTCAATGGCCCTACTGGTCTACTCGGACAAGTGTCCGTTTTCGCAAGAAATTATCACATTCATCAAGGCCCAGCCGGCTCTCATAGAGATTATACGGTTCCATAACGTCACGACCCATGGCGTCCCGTCGAAGAAGATTACACGTGTGCCGACCATCGTGACGAACGACGGAAACATGAAGGTTGGCGCCGAGGTCAAGGCGTGGCTGAACTCTATGATTCCGTGCGACTTTGAATCATGGGACTGCTCTGGGGGTTTGTGTTCGAATCTCGACGGGTCCGAAAACGCAGGACTCTTCGAGCTCGACATGTACGGCTCGACCCTTCAGCCGTCCATGACCCCCGAATTAGAGGCAAAAATTAGCATGAGCGTGACTGATGCGTACCAACAGTCGCGAACTTAGAGAATAGTGTTCTTTTCAACCAAAGATGTATCTGAAGACCATCCAGGCTTCGGCCGTCAAGTCGGTCTTTGAAGTCCTCAAGGACATTATCAACGACGTGAATGTATACTTCACGCCCAAGGGGGTGCACATCTTGACTCTCGACACGGCACGTGTCACGCTGGTCCACATGACGCTCGGGTCTGAAAACTTTGAGGAGTACGAGTGCCCGACCGACGTCACGGCCGGTCTCAACATGGGGAACGTCTACAAGTTGCTCAAGTCTATATCGGGTCAGGACACCCTGACGCTCAGGGCAGAGGGACGGGACATAATGGAATTGGTCATTGAAAATCCAATCAAAAAGTCATTGACGAATTTCAAACTGAAATTGCTCGACATCAATGAGGACATACTCGACCTGCCCGATATCAAGATGAACGTCGTGACGACCATGCCCTCGATTGATTTTCAGAGGATCACCAGGGACATGGGAAATCTCGCGACCGAGATGACCATCATTCGTGAGGGAAAGAACCTCGAGCTCAGCTGCATCGGGGACTTTGCCGATCAAAAGACGGTCATAGAGTTTCCAGAGTCGGTCAAGAAGACTGGATCCATTTTTAGTCTGAAATACATCAACCTTTTCACAAAGGCGACGAATATGTGTGCTTCTGTCCAACTCATGCAAGATTCTGAGAATGAAAACATGCCGATCATATTTAGGTACACGATAGCAAATCTTGGAGATCTCAGATTTTATTTGGCACCAAAGATTGATGCTTAAAACTTTGATATAAATAATAACTATGGAGGCGCGGTATAACGCCCGAATTCAGGAATGTAAATCAGAGGCTGAAATGGTCGAATATTTACTTTCCTGTGTTTCCGTTATTAAAGAATACACGTCCGAGTCGGATCCTCCATCCACCACGACCCACCGTGTCGCCAATTTACAGGTTGCCGGTCGCAAGGGTGTTCAACGCAACGACATTTACAAAAAGTACCTTACCGAGGTCGAGGACGAGCCTGACGGCGCCAGGCCTGAAAACCACTACGAAAACCCATGCAGGGGGTGCGGTCAGATGTATTCGAGATTTCTAGACACGACGACGAGCGAAGAGATTTGTTCAAAGTGCGGGCACTCGGAATATATACTAGGGGACGAGGTTGGATTCAAAGAAGAACAAGAGATGGAGAAGCACGTGGTGTATTCTTACAAGCGCGAGAATCATTTCAACGAATGGATAAGTCAGTTTCAGGCCAAGGAGTCGACGAGCGTCCCAGACGAGGTCGTCTCTAAATTGCGTTCTGAATTCAAGAAGCAGAAGATCAAGGACCTTTCTGAGATTACACACGAAAAGGTCAAGGGTCTCTTGAAGAAGCTCAATTACGCCAAGTATTACGAGCACGTCGCGTACATATCTACAATCCTGAACGGAGTGACGCCGCCGACCATGCCACAGGCGCTCGAGGATCGGCTCCGTCTCATGTTTCACAAGATCCAGGAGCCCTTTGAGAAGAGCAAGCCTGCGACCCGCAAGAACTTCTTGAGCTACTCTTACGTGCTGTACAAGATGTGCGAACTCCTGGGTCATGACGAATTCCTCCCGTGCTTTCCTCTTTTGAAATCAAAAGAGAAGCTGTACATTCAGGATCAAATTTGGGAAAAGATTTGTCGAGAACTTCAGTGGGAGTTTATCAAGACTGGAATTACTTAGTAAAAATGCAGGAGATCCGGTGGCGGCACTGGGCGCTCCCTCTCGATGCGCTCAAACTCGAGAGGTCCATTCTTGTCCGGGAAGTTGATAAGGTAGCCAACCTCCAGGTCCAGGAGTTTGAGGTAATTTCGGGTCTGAATTCGGTAGACCTCGTTGAGCTTCCCGACCGATTTGAGCTCTATTATGTACTGGCGATTCACGATGAGGTCCGCCCGGACGTGGCCGACGTTCTGCCCCTCGTAAAAGACCGGGACGATTCGCTCCGTCTCGTACCGGAAACCAAACTTGCGCAGCGCAACCTCAAAGGCGCAGTGATACACAGACTCGGAGTAGCCCGGTCCGAGCGACGCCCAGATGTCACTGGAAATATCACGAAGGGATCCTTCCATTTCAATTTTAAATGCGAATCGCTCTTAAGCGGATGCTCTGGCTTGGTCACTTTGTGACGACCCGGGCCTGCTTCGGGTCTTTGAGTCTGGAAGAGGCAGTTTGGTCTATAGCCCCAGACCTTCCCATGACTCTTTTTTTGACCCCATGGACAAACACATGGGGTGAAATCAAGGATTGGAAAATATACGATTGGTTTTACAAATTGCCACACTCCATGTGGTCCTTAATTTTGATCCGAAATTCAAG